CTCCTTCCGTTTTCACTATATGGGGGTGTGTTTATATATGGCTTATATATAGGGGCCTTATATATAGGGGCCTTCTATACACCTCCCTTATCCCCGGCTTTGAAAACTGCGATTAAACCTATAACTGCTTCTACTATCATGCCAGCATACTGCTCTATTGATCCCGCCTGCTCCTGGGTAATGACACCAAATAGAGTAAGTGCTGAGATGAGCAATAATACGATACCTGAAATTGTTGTAACTGGATTTTTCATTTTAATTTATCTTTTATTAGTTCAACATCATTATATATATCTTTAACTTCTTTCTCTATTCTTTCCTTCCATTCAGAATCTCTTTTAGAAGCGCCTTCCTTCCTAACCTGCACCATCTTGCACGCATTGGTTTGTTTACAGATAGCCTTCTGAGTGTCATCAAATATCTGTGTGACACGCTCTAGAGTTCTCGTATGCCTTTCATCATTCTGGTTTATATAGTCTCTTATAGTGGTCTTAAAATCAATCATTTCAGACCTTATTTCCTGCCTGAATAAATTATAATTATCCTTAAAAGTATTGAAGCCTGTCATTAATAGCTTCTTTCTATAACCTAGTATAAAGGTGATTACTATTGATATTATACCCGCTACGCCTGCTATATGTGAGTAATTCTCTAAGGTCATGTTCTTAATATTTCGTTTGTGGTCAGCTCTATTCTATTACGCTTGCAAACCTTCTTTAGCCTTGCTAGAACAAACTCGTTTTCTTTGAACCTTTCATCCTCAAATATAACCTTTATAATGCCCAAATCTAAATCGATCGTTTCAGTAATATTAATACGGTCCTTTAATAGCTTAATTTCATCCGGGTAGTTAATCATTAGCTTATGATCTAAGAATAATACAGCCACTATTGAGTAATTATTTCTAAAGTATCCGGTAAAAAATAATATTTCGGAGTCAAAAAAACAGTGTCTATTTTTGGTATGTAAATGGAATCACATGGCTCTGTGCCTGGTGGTATGTAATCAGGATTACCACTAACCCACCTGACAATTTTATCTATCACGAAAGTCCCTCCGTATGGCCTTAAATTAATAGTTCTATTTTCCTGTGTTGGCCATATAGCTACCCATGTCCTCAGATCTTTTTCCGGTGTTGCTTTTTTCACATTAATGGTATCAATATCAACGCCGTTTATGTTGACAATATAAGCCCCGTGATGATCGGACTTCTCTGTGAACACTTCTAATTGATAGCAAATAGTTCTATATGTCATTGAATGAGGCCCTGGCTTCCATGTTTCGGGATAAGATCCGCCTCCACTCATATGCACCCAACTACCTTCTTTTTGAACTGAAAAGTGGTCTACCGTAACGCTGTCTATCCAATGCTGAGAATAACACAAGTGGGGTAGAAATAATAAAAATATTATATACCTTCTCATTGCTTAATCACTTGTTTTAAATAATACCATTCCTGGACGACCATCGAAGCGTGACGGTACTGTGAGTGTTTGACCGCTACGGTCTACACCATCTTTATCTTCGTAGCCTGACGGAACCACATAATTCATATCATCATCACCTTCATTAATTACCTTGAGTATTTGAGTTTCTGCTGTAGCCTCATCTACATATGTAAGCCAGTTTGTTTTTGATACACTGTTTTGATCATCATTATAGGCCGCTTGAAGTCCTGCAAAGTTTCCCGTAACTTCATTTTTTAAATACACATTTGTTGTAAATGGATTAATATAATAGTTGTAATCGTTCTCTAAAATATTGTCAGTTGCGTAATCGTTTGAGTGTAAAATCGTGTCAGGACTACTACCTACATATATATTGTTTCTATTCACATAGCCGTTATTACCAAACAAAGGAGCTGAGGCTGGATAAAAGTCATTATACATAGATGCAACTGATTTTGTGATGACCAAATTCTCTTCATAGGTATTGTTTTCTGTGTCTCCGTTGGAAAACAAATCTCCTCGATTATCTACATTGTATATGACATTATTCCTTGCTACTGAATTAGCTACCCTATTATCAAAATAGATCCCTACTTTTATATCTCCAAAATCTATACCTTCTTGATTGCCAATTGCGTTGTAAATAATGCAGTTTGATACTTCAAGGTCTTTTCCAAATCCTAACCATTCCCCTGAATAAGAATATACTGCCCCTCCATCCATGAATTTTGTTAAATAGTCATGAAGAATACAATATCTTACCTTACTTCCTTTCGAAGCGTTTATGACAGGCACATATGCAATGTTGTAAACATGGCAATTATCTACTATCATATTCATGTGTTCACTGCTTGAGCTATTTAGAGAAATACCTATACCTAAACTTGTCGCATCAATGTAACTTTGTCTTACATAGCATATATTTTCTGAATTGCCGATGTTATTAATTGTTGAATTTAAAATATATGCATTTTCGCCACTTCCGCTTATTCCTCTTACTCCACAATTCGAGACATTAGAATTTTTAATTGAAAGATTAATGCAATCATTAACTGTAACACCTATATGTCTAATCCTATCGGTTTTTACCCCTTGTATTAAGATATTGTTTGAGTTGGACGCAAGGATTCCATGACCAAAATAATAGTTGAAGTCAAGATTGGAAATTCGATTTCCATTACCTCCAGATATGTTTAAACCTACATTATCGATGTAATTAACTATCTCATAGTTGCTTGGTGCGCTAGGTAGTTTCACATACAAAGAACCCCCTTCATATGCCCATTCAAAATCATTCTGGATATATTCTAGCTTGCCAAGTAACTTAAAATACCTTGTCGTTTTTGGCTCGTACACTTCTGCTGTATGATCTCTATCCAGTGTAATTGTTCCATTTGAGTAAGCAGTTACTTCGTACTCTAATCCCGTAGTCCAAGGCTCTGATCTACAAACCCATTTACTACCAACAATATTACTGAAACTAGATACATCAAGTGCATTTATGCCTATTTGTGTGCTTGACGGAATTGATTGTATTTGTATCCAATCTGTTTCTACATACTTACTATTTTGGCCAACTATTTCAATCCATTTTGGTTCATTTATTACAAGTGAATAAATCCCGGAACCTTCATCCGACCAAGACTCAGAGGATATGTCTTGTCCTCCTGTTAAAACAGGATTATTGCCTGAGCCGTAAGCACCAATTACTACATCTGATAAATCAGAAAATGATTTAGTAAACCTAAAATATTCACCCCTTTTAAATAAATAGGTTTTATTACCTTCAAAAGATAAATTGTCTACTGCTGCTTGATCTGCAATTAAAGTGATACCGCCAGAGACAGGACTGAATATAAAAGGATCAATCATTTGCCAAATTGTTTAGCTATATCATCCATTTCTTGAGCCGTAAGGTTTCTGCTTATCATAGCCACATTACTTAAAAACCCGTCATAACATCCAATATCTAAGCCACTGGGTTCATTAGCACCTCCTAATGCAAGCGTAGTTGTGCTTGTATAATCTACCATTGTCACACCTGCCATATTTCCGTTAAAAGACCCATCTAATGCTACTTCTGAGCCGTCAATATAAATTTTATTACCAGACTCGGAGTAAGTTATTCCTACAACTATAAATACACTCGGGAAGCCGTCAGTAAAAACAGCGCTGGCAGTCTCTGTCAAATTGCCAACACCCCCTGACTTATAAAGTGACCTTATTTTACCCTCAGTGGTTAAAGCTATTTCCAGTGCATTGCTTGCTGAAGGTAATGTACTATCATCATAAGCACCCATAATCCTTAAAAAATTAGCAGGAATACCGTCATTTGGATGTAACAGAAATACTATACTAAACTCTGATCTTATAGTAGACTGAAAGGCAGAAGCCGATTTTACGTAATCTACATTTGCACGCACAAAAGTACCAAAATCAATACCATTGCCTGCTAAATTTAATGAAAGACCAGGCCTGTTTGCTTCAACGCTTTGCGTGAAAGTATTACTATTCCAAACATCATTAACTGTCTCAAGTCCGCCTGTATTAAACGCAACATCATTATCGTCAAAAGTTGTATAAAATACTTTGTTGTCTAGGGCAGTTTTTGAGGCTTCAGTACTTGGGCTTGAATCCAAATAACCAGTTATCGCAGTTGCTATTATTCTATAGTAATATGTAGTCCCATCAACTACTGTGGTATCTTCATACTCAGTAAATGCACTGTCAATAGTTGCAATTGTAGAAAAACCACTCCCTGAAGTGGTACTTCTTTGAATTAAAACATTGTCTGCATTTGCATCTATGCTATCGTATTCAAGTACAATGCTGCTAGATAGTGTTATTCTTGCTGACAAACCAGTAGGGGTAGTCAAAGGTGATATATCTAAAATCTCTGTAACTGCATCGCTGATAATTACCGTAATCTCTCCACTTTCATACACAAACGAAATCTTATATTTTCCTGCCGATAAGTCGTCGCCGTTTGTAAAACCAGCAGGTGCAATCAGATTAAGGTTAATTCCTGAAGGTTTGGTGATTGTAAGTGACTCTGAGCCACTAAATGTTTTTGTGAGTCTTTTTACGTTTTCATTATTGTGACCCGATGTTGAAAACGTTACGGAAATATTACCTGACCCACTTCCGAGTTCTGTAAAATATCCACTGCCATCAATTACAATTAAAGAACCTGTAAATGCTCCTAATGACTGAGAAGGGCTATCAACAAAGCCTCTTAAGGCCTCAAATTCTGCCGCTGTATATGTTCTACCTGTTGTCTTTGCTGGTATGCTCGATGTATTTCTTGCCATGATATTAAAATGTTATTGGGAAAGTGTAAGGAAAAGCCGTTGGCGCAGTACTTGTCAATAATGCCTGTAAATCTGCAAGGCTTGTATCATAATCAGTATTAAAGTAAGTTACAGGCATAGCAGTTTCTATAAGTGACTCAGACGTTTGCAAGGTAACTCTGAATGCTCCCATGTATTCGTTATCTCTGCTCACTCTAGTTATTTGAGAGCTTTCCAGTCCAGCACCTAAACCATATATCTCAAAGAAAGTATTGCTATTGCCTGGTGAGTTGATTAAGAAAGTAATGGCTACCATTTCATTAAGTGCCATCTTCTGAATGTTCATCTTTTGATCGCTTGAAATGTCGAATACCGTCATTTCAATGATATGGTTATAGCCTACTGCAAAATTGCCGCTATTCCTCTGTTCATAGCTAGCATCAAAAGAACCTCTTAACCCTTCAAACTTGTAAGCTACCTTTCCCGGTTTTAGTGTTATGCTGGTAGCTACGCCCGATGAAATAGCTACATTGCTAATGTCGCTTTTATTGATGAGCAGTATATAATTAAGGAGGCCCGGCTGAAGCGGTGCATCACAATTATAATTAGCTCCTATGGTGAATGGGCAAATACTCATTTTATTTTAAAGAAATTATATGCTGTTTTTCTTTCTGTGTAATCCCGATACTTATAAAGGGGATAATCACTAATATTATCCTCAAGGAACTGCATTGTGTCACGCTCTAATCGTACAAGGTCTGCCTTTGCTTTTCTTGTGTCGGTACGAACCTGGAAGTCCTCAAGGTACTCGCTCTCCTCTGATAGCTTATACACCTGACCACCTCTTACTACGTTGATTCTTGCAATGTCAACCAGGTGTATATATGCAGAAACACAAAGATAGTTTTTAATTCCTCTAAAATATATAGAGTTACCTAAGTATGTATATGAGCCCCCATCATATAGGCTTTGAAACTCTGTAGTGTCAAACGTGCTCCCGTTGTAATCTTCAATAAATGAATAGTATAGCGGTGCGCCTAAGAGGCTTTCTAAATCTGTTTGCTGTGCTCGCAATATGGCAGCATTGACTTTTTCGTCATCTACATTTGTCGAAAAGTCCCAAAATGCGGTAATGTCTGCCTTCGCTATGATTGTTTGTTCAGCCATAAAGCGCCCTTAGTTTTGCCTCTGCTTCCGGTTCTTGCTCCTCCGTATCATCCTCCAATTGATCAGGGTCACCGTTTAGCTTTGGCATGTTCAAGCCAGGTATCTCAAAAGCCTGCTCCTGTATCTCTCCCAGATCATAGCCAAATAGCTCACCAATAGGTTTGAACATTCGAGCTATTAAGCGCCGCTTGTTGGAAGTCCTGGCATTCATGTAAATGTATGAATCCCTGATGGCCTGCTGGGTAAATATCCCGCCTTCCGGGTTGACTCCCATCAACGGACCGGGAATAGCATAGTTTTGCAAAATAATATCTCTTATCCTTTTGCCAGTAAGCTCAAAAAGCTTGTCATTGTTTGGGGCTGGAATACCCTCAACCAAAGATCCTGTAAAGTCCTCTGGAGTTGTAGCTACCAATGTGCTGTTAGCATTGCCAGCACCTACAAGCTCTTTAATCTTATCCCTTACGCTGTTTTCTTCATCCTGATTTTCAAAGCCTCCAGGGTATTTAATTATTGTAGATCCATGAAAGCCATTTTGAATATTGGCCAGCATAAAGGTCTGAATTTCTGCATCAGTCTGCACTGCATCCCGAATGCTGTCAAAGGTTGCCAGGGGATACGCCCACATTTTAGGGGTGAAATATAATACCTGGCCCGTTCGCCTCCCTGTCAATACCTCCGCTTGCGCTGTTCGAGGATTGAACATCGGGTATTTCACTGGCTTCAAGCCTTTGTAATTCTTTTCCTTATAGCTGTCTTCCTCCCAGTTGGAAGAAACGTAAACGGAATTGATAACGCCCTTCTCATTGGGGTGCGCCAATCTTACATACTCAAAAGGTATATGCTGAAGCTCTACCCCTTGGCCTAGTCCATTGTAATTAATGTGAACAGCAAAACCGTAAAACTTGGCTATGTCCTCAGAGCATAGGCGAAGCATTTCATTGAAATTCTGTCCATAGCGGTTGATCATTTCATCACCGTTATTGGTCCACCCCTGGCCGGAGTAGAACTCTGACAACACTTCAATGGCTGCCTTAGTCAAGGGAGAGCGCTTATATAGCTCTTCCATGAGCTGAGGATAAAGATTTGACACCCCATATTTGACTATAGAATATTGATAGTCAATTGAAGTGTCAATCCTTTTTTGAATTACCTTGTTTGTGTGTAAATAAAACACCGTTTATTTTTTCTTGGCAGATACTTGTTTGATGCCAATTTGCAGCTTTGACTTTTCAACCATTAAATCATATTCCTTTTCAGTCACATGATAGTCCGATGCTTTCGCTTTGACATCTTTTAGCTGCTCGTTTAACTGCTTGTCAATTTCGGTGCTTACGGGCATCCCGCCGATAGCGCCAAAGTCCTTAACATAATAGTTTTTGCTATAGACTTTTTTTTCTTTTATCGTTTCTGCCATTATGGTGTTTCTTCTAAAGCTTCAATTAATGCTAATGTAGTAGCGTAGTCCGTTGACCACAAACTATAAGGCAATTTACTTTCTTTGCCCTCATTATCGGAGGTTTGCAACTGCACTGCGAAAGACCCCATTGTCTCGGCATCCCTCGAAAGTCTCGTAAGGCTTATCATTTCAAGTCCTACACCTCCGCCAAAAATCTCAAATACACTGTCGCTGTTTCCCGCTGCATTCACATTTTCGATAATAGCTACAATTTTATTTAAAGCCATCTTTTGCAAGTTGACCTTCATTGCACTGCTTATATCAAAGACGTGAAATGTTAAGCTGTGATTGTATTGCACGGAAACAGGACCTGCTACTAGCTCAGTGCTAGGCTCCACACTTTGTTTGAATCCCTGGAAGGGATAAAAGTAAGTGCTGGCCTGCATGGTGATTGCCGTTACAACGTTGTTGTTAGTGCCGAAAGTATAGCTTGCAACATCGTCATAATTTGCAAGCCATATCCTAGCATTGACACCCGGTTGTAGTGGTGAATCACATGAGTAAGTAGCTCCGCTGTCTATTCCTGAACAAATCGCCATAATTAAGCCGGGCTATATTCTGCAATCTGCTTGCCCCAAACATGCTGAACGCCTACTTCTGTATTGATCTTAATAAAGAACAAATCAGAGTTTGCCTGAAGCCTTTCTATTTTTACGTTGTATTTGTCGGCATCTGACCATACACCAACCTTCAACTCTCCTGCCTCAGCATTCACAAAGTTACCCGCAAAGATCCTGTTTGCTGGTATCTTATCTACTGACTCAATCAAGTAGCCGCCGTAGCGGTTTGCGATTGCTTCTGTAATGTTTGTGCCTTTATAATCAAGTGCCCGGGCCGCTTGCTTGTAAAGCTCCAGAATAGTATGATTAGTAAGAAATTTGAAGCCTGTTTTTTTCTTCACCACGTTTGGAACTGCCTGTAAAGTGGCTTCCAGTATTGCGATTACATTTGTCGCCGTCACTGCACCCGCCGGGGTCACGCTATTTACAGTTCCATCAGCATCAATGAGCTTTACAAAACCGTCAATTGGATCCAGCCACGCATCACCGCTAGCAGTATCACCATTCCACATAAGGTTCTCAAGGTCATAGTTAAATGATTCTACTACCTTGTCTCTGATAGCATTCAGCAAAACTACTGCTGCTTGAGCGTCTACTGTCGGCCCAATGGTCCTTAAATACTCAGGCTCAACGTTGAACGTCTTGGGGTCGAACTCATCATAAAACATGACTTCTGCCATCGTCAAAGTCTTTTCATCCTTCGTCAAGGCATCGGCCGCCGTGGTCGGGGTCGCTACTCTGGCAGTAAGGTTTCCCGTACTGGCAGTGAATCGGTCCATGTTTATTTTATTCCTGGCCATTGGTACGACCTGGACAAGACCTTTCTCTATTGTTTCTGCTCCGAACAGAAGGTCTTTAAATAGTGCCTGCACATACTTGGGCACATCTAACGGAGTTGTGGTAATAGCCATTATTCAACTGTTGTTTTTGATTTGAAAATTTCTTTGAATGCTTCTTTGTCAGGCTTTAGTTCTGTAATTGTAGCTTTCTGCTCCAATTCATTAAAGTTCTTTTCCTGGGCGCTTGGTACTTCGCCGCTGCTCTGAAGCTGTGACAATAATGCCGCCATTGCTTTATCAGTTGCCTCCTTTGCCATTGCTTCCATATCTTCAAGCCTTGGGGCCTTCTTGACATAATCTGTAAGAGCTACAAGCAAAGGTTCAATTTGCTTTTGATACGCTAACAAATCTTCTTTCTTTGCGAAGTTTGCGCTTAGAGCTTCAGCTGGAGTTTTGGAAGCTTTCACCTCCTCTTTTATCTCTGCTTTCACCTCCTCTTTAATTTCTTCCGTTGGCGCTTCCTTAGCCGCCTGAAGTGAGTTTTTGAGTTTTTCTAATAGATCCATATTATTATTGATATTGAATAGTGCTGCTATTTGTTGGGGTTCATATAACTGGAAGCCAAAAGCTTCTGCTTGTTTTGGTGATAGAGTACTTTCATTTTCCAGATAACCAATTATTTGATCCCTTGTCAAATTTGTATGAGTTTCAAAAATTTCAATCTGAATTTCATCGATAGCCTTTAAGCTTTCAGCTTTTTGTAAAAGCTCTTTTTTATTACCTCCTGAAGGGTTCCAGGCTTGATGAACTCCAAACTGCGAAGCTGGTGACATAAATCTTCTTTCTGGAGGAGGGACAACTGCGGCCCAAGACAAAGCGGAAAAGGCTAGGCCGTCAATATAAGTAGTTAAAATGTCTCGTTTCCTGTTTAGGGCGTTGTATATGGCAAAACCTTTGTAAACGTCACCCCCTGGGCTGTCTATGTAAACCTCAAGGTTATCATCAATTGAATTAATCTGTTCAATTATTCTATTTCCGTACTCAGTTGTAATTACATCGTTTATAAAAACCTTTCCCATTTTTAGAACTTATCCCATTTTGGGAATAAAGAAAATAAATCAAATAATTATTTGCAAACATCATAACGTTTAGTATCTTTAACCATTCTATTTAAAACAAATAAACAAATTATGGAAAAAGTACAAAAAGTAGTAAAAGACGTTTCGGAGTTTGGCCAGCCAGATGATCACGGGAACAAAGCCTATTGGATTAACTTCACAGATGGCAGCAAGGGCATTTTTCGCACTCCTGACAATAACCTTTTTATTGTAGGGCAGCCTGCTGAGTTCTCTATTAAGGAAATGAAATACAGTGAAAAAGCTGGGGATTATGCAATTTTGCAGAGGTATAAAGAACCGTATGAGCCAGGGAAAAAAAGTGAAAAAAGTTTATCAAGCGATGATAAAATAGAGATAAACAGGAGTGTTGCTATTAAGGCAGCTTGTGAATTACTGGCTCAGACAAATAACGGAACTCCTGAAAGAGTTATTGAAGCGGCAGAAATCTTTTTTGATTATATACAGTTTGGCGTTACCGACAACATGAAAGAACCTACAGGCCCCATTCATCCCGACAACAAATTACCTTTTTAATTATGAGGGAGGTAAAATTTAGAATGTATTTTGATGAGGTCATGTATTATCCTGACACAAGAAAGGAATTTCAAAACATATATTATGATGTCCCAAGTCTTAAAGCCGAATCAATAAAAGAAAGACTTAGAGCTGTTATAATGCAATATACTGGCTTAAAAGACAAAAACAAGAAAGACATCTATGAGGGGGATATAGTAAATGGCATTGAATTTAGCCCATTTCACCCAAAGGAAAATATCGACAATACAATTGGTGAAATTGTTTTCGATGAAACATTATTTGGTTATTGTATAACAGATGGAAATAAACCTATATGTCATATGGATGAAATTGAAATAATAGGAAACATTTACGAAAACCCGGAATTATTATGAAAATAGAAGTATTTAAAGAAAAACTATCTAAAGGCCAGCTCGAAGCTATGGCAATAGATACAGTGAAAAAGCAAATGGAAAATGTCAGCGCTTTAGACTCTCTTAGATTTGCAAAAAAGCTTAAATTCTTTGCTGAGAAATTAACAGTTGAGGCTGAGAAAGAAGCTAAAATGGTATGGGACCAGGAAAAAGAATCTTACCCGGACATGGATTATACCAACGGCGGGGCAATACTGGATCTAAATTCCTTTGATTACAGAAAGGAAATAGCGGACCATTTGAAAAGCATTGATGATCAATTGAAGTTAGCGCAAAAGTCAGAGGCTCCGCTATTCATTGTTAACCTTGTGACTGGGGAGCCTACTGAAGTTCCAAAAGTTTCTATAAAGAATTATAGAAAGGACACTATAAACGTGAAGATATGACTTCGAAAGACTTTAGGATAGGGAATTACATCTTATACGATGGAAAACTAGATAGAATAGATATCAGGTATGCACTTGCTTTTGAAAACGAGTTCATGAATGGAATTAAACCCATCCCATTAACAGAACAATGGCTTTTAGATTTTGGGTTTGAAGAAAAAACTATTCAAGAATTAAATGATATTCATTATGAATTTGATTGCATGTGGATTTATTTATTAAAAGACTTTTTTGAAATTGAACTCATAGTAGGAGATGAAAGATTTAATTTACTGACGCAATTTAAATACGTACATCAATTACAGAATTTATATTTCGCATTAACAGGAAAAGAACTTACAAAATGAAGCTAATAAAATATCACGAAAATAGGTTTTATGTCACCAATAAGGAGGAGGCAGAAAAGATTAAAAGGGAATTGCACTACATGGGTAAAACCCTCCAGGACCTTGCCGACTTCATGAAAATAGACAGGAGCACTCTATATATGAAACTTAGTACTAATGAGGAGTACTTGAAAGTCTATTTCCTGGAAAGGGAATTACAAGCGGTTAAAACTTTTACAGGTTTAAATTTTGAGACTGAATAAAAAAACCCTGCCAAAGGCTTGACAGGGAAAGATAAAATTCTTTTATTTATGTCGTGAACAATTCAAATATAAGTCGTGAATTTCACAAACACAAATTTTAAAGGTTATATTGAAAACGTTTTCTTTTCCTTGCGGAATGAGTTAAGCCGCCAAAAAGAAATCTATAACAAATCCAGATCTTTGAATCCGGAAATCCTGGCAATGTCATCAAGGGCTGCAACCAGGTCAAAAAGTAAGAGGGGAACATTGGATCATAAAGATAACAGGGTTCAGCAATAATTGATAGAAGGGTATTATTGTAATTGACTGTTTACTGGTAACTCAAATCATTTAAGGCTTTCCATACCTTACTTGATAATAGCCCTTGTATGTTTAAACAGAAAAAAGAATAAGTTTAGCGATGGATAAAGGAGGTGAAAGTATTAGTAACCTCCTTTTTTAAAGATGTTTAATGTAACAAATGTAACAATGAAAGTATTAAACTTATATGCAGGAATCGGAGGAAATAGAAAGCTTTGGCAAGATGTAGAGGTCACAGCCGTAGAACTTGATTCACAAATAGCAGCTATTTACCAGAATTACTTTCCTGATGATAAAGTTATTGTAGGTGATGCGCATCAGTATTTATTGGATCATTATAAAGAGTTTGATTTTATATGGTCTTCGCCACCGTGTCCAACGCATAGTAGGATTAATAAAAACTTTGGGTTTGTTAGGTATGCTGATATGAAGCTATACCAAGAGATCATATTACTAGATGCCTGGTTTGATGGTAAGTATTGCGTTGAGAATGTTATTCCTTACTATAAGCCACTGATACCAGCACAACAGCATAACAGGCATTTGTTTTGGTGTAATTTTAAGATAACCACAACTGACAAAAGAAACCCTCCAAAGACAATGAATATGATTAGCCATAATTCAAAGAAATCAGGCAAAAAACTAAAGACATTTATAAAAGAAGATAATGATATTTATTTGGCTAAGAAATACGGATTTAAACCGCTGGATAAAAAAGTTTATATAAATGGTAATCATTCTCCAGGCCAGATATTCAGGAACTGCGTAAATCCTGACACTGGTTTAATGATCCTTAACTGCGCCCGAAACATAATAACTAAATCAAATGTAAATCAATTAGATATTTTCACACATGCCAGTAATAAGAATAAATAAACAGGGATACGAGGCCCTACAGCATAGGCACAATGAGACAGGAGCAAGTATCACTTACCTTGCATCGAACGCTATCATTGAAGCCTTAAAGCCTAAAAAGAAAGCCTCATTAAAGAAAGGTAAATCAGATCCACGCCTTCAGGAAATGAAACAAATCTTCTGGGACACGTGGACCGAAAACAATGGGTTTAACCCGGTTGGATTTGGAGCAGTGGAAATATCGCACTTAAAGCAAATTATCACTAAATTGGACAAGATAACGGATGTAACAAATGTAACATCTTTGTTTAAAGTCATTATGAGTAATTTGCCGGAATGGTATAAATCACAATCATTGAAAGTAATAAACAGCAAACTAAATGAAATCATTGCAGAAATTAAGCGAAACGGGACTAGCAAAAATGACGAAGCCCGGAACTATTACGGCTTCTGATTGCATCAACAATCAAGCCTTAGTAGCATACAAAGCAGAAGAGCAAAACCAGCTATTTAAACTTATTGAAAAGCATGTTGCCAAACTCTTCTACTCTCTTGGTCACGACCTGGAGAAAAACAGAATTGAAATCCTTACTGAACTTTTAATAGAATCAAGAAACTATGAAACACCTCAAACAATTATTTCTTTCCTTCATAAATGCGCTAAAGGAGAACTTGGAAAGTTTTACGGAAAACCCGGCATTGATCAGCTACAAGAAAAATTTGCAAGCTTTCTGGAACAGAAGATCATTCCAGAGAGAGAGCGACAAAGAAGAGCAGAAGCCATCGGGACACCCGGCAGACTTTCAGAGGAGACAACAATTGCAAGCGAAGTCAATAAGATTAAGCAACAAAGAATTATTAAAGCACATGGAAAATAGCGCTAAAAGGAGTGTATTTATTGTTAGAGAGGGACCTACAGAAAGACTCAATAAGTTTTACCATTACGGCCTGTTAGGATTAGAACTGGCAATAATCTACAAAGACAGCCACAACGAATTACATTTTGGACATGAAGAGAAATAGAACAGCGGGCCACAGGTATGAGCTTTACATAGCAAAGGAATTTGAATACATGCTTGACAAAGATGTCATTACCTCCAGGCTTGAAAGCAGGGCCAAAGATAATGCAGGGATTGACCTTTGCAACACTGAGCCTTTCCAGGTGCAATGTAAGCTAACACGCCAGCTTCCAGACCTCCAGGTATTTAAGAGAATGGAAGCTTACAATAGTAAGGCCATTAATATCATTGCCTGGGGCAGGACCAAAAGAGCTAATAAGAACATGGTTAAAGAAGATGATTATATAATAATGACCTTAGAAGATTTTAGAGCTATGCACGAACATTATGTATCTAACAGAGCAGGAAAAGAAAATTAGGAACCTTACAATACTAGGTTTGGACTCAAATCAAATAGCGGAGCGCCTCTTCATTTCTAGGCACACCGTTCATAAACACCGTAAAAACATTGCGGAAAAAGCAAAAAATGGATTTTAAACTATTTAAAGAATTAATCAAATGAAAAAGTACATAACAACTAATAAACATCCATTTTTAAGAGATGGGATAAGGTTTGATTATTTTAATACAAAAGAAATAGATATACCGTATATTTCAGAAGGACTAAATCATATTACAAGAATACCAGACAGCAATAAAATGATTATTTTTTGGGAATCTAACGGCTACATCAAAGAACTACAGATAAAAGAGTTTACAAAGGATGATATGATTGAATTTAGTAATTATTTACATAATAAGTTACCGTCACATGCTTACGGATCAGAACATTGGTTTAACGAATGGCTTAAACAAAGAAAAAATGGATAGACTAGATGAATTTATAGATTATATGGAAAAGGATCTTGAAAGCTATTTCGATGCCTTATTGCCAAAGGACAAAATTGCTATGTATTTAAATGCTAAAGAATACCAGAGGCCAAAAAGGCAACGCACTTCTATAGATCCGAATGACAGCGAATTGCCGGAAGATATATATACAAATTTTAAAGAGAAATAACTTTACTTAAATATTATGACACCAACACAATTAAAACCAGAATGCCGTGCGAAGGCAAAAGAATTGATTAACACATTTTATCAACCGCTTGGAAAACTTGGATGCAATGTAAATTCGGATGCAATGTGGGAACACGCTAAAGAACGTGCTTTAGAAATGTGTAAGATAATGCTTGAAGAACATAGTTGTTACACTTTAAATGATGGGCGGTGGGCTTACTGGTCACAAATAGAGATTGAATTAAATGCCCTATAACAAAATACTAAAGCTATAAACATGAAAAACATCCCTAAAGAAATCTACTTGGACATTGGATATGATCCAAGTAGTGAAGATGACTTCAACGACCTGAAACAAGTAACCTGGAGCAAAGATAATGCTACAGGGTATGGTTTTAAGTACGTTTTAGAATCCCAACTCAAAGACAGGAATGAATTACTTGATAGATGTTATGAAGACATCTGGGAGTTAAAGAGATTTATATTTAGCGAAGGTTGGGATGATAATTCAATTTTGCGAACATATAAGAATAACCGTAAAAAAGAATAAAAATGATGAACATTCAGAAAAAAAGCCTTGACCATATTTCTAAAACGCTAGAAAGTTACGATACCTACGAAACTTATAGTGCTTTAGTAGATGTAATGACAAAAGAGGGTATTGATAATGCTGTTAGAAAGAAAATAATGGAAGTATTTCAAAGCACTATAAGAGAACAAAGTAAAAAAGTTGATGAAGCAAAGGCCTGGACAGATTCTTTATTAGAAGATGTAAAGTAGCATTACACACTACAACAAAAAATCAAAAACTAAACAAGATGAACGCTGAAGAATTTTTAAAAAAATATAGAACAGAAAATGAAAATGGTTTAATTAGCTATGAGTCAATAATTAAATTAATGGAGTCTTACGCAGAATTCCAACTCAAAGAAAAGCACGAGGAAATGAAGTTGATGTATTGGTATTTTTGCAACAGTGAAACAACAGGCACTTTCAGTGAGCACCAATCTGAAAAACTTGGAGAAGTAGATTTATTAATGGAAAAATATGAACAGCAAATAAATGAAGTATAAGACCACACGCGTCTATCGTGACGTTGTGAATAACATCAAACGTGTCAACTGTTTGAGGGGAGGCACTCGATCAACTAAAAGTTTCTCCCTGACTCAAATGGCAGTACGTTGGCTTATGTATGGTAAGATAGGTAATATCAATTTACCAAGGGGGGACTTTTTTGTATTAAGGGAATCATTCCCAGCCCTCCGCCGAACTGTATTAAAGGACTTTGAAATGATACTAAGCCATGAGGGCTTTATGCCTTACGTGAACCACGTGAAAACTACTCACGAATTTAAAAGGCAGAACAGGACAATATCCTTTTTTAGCGCTGATGATGAAAGTAAAATACATGGTCCTCAAAATAGTATCTTCTGGATAAACGAAGCCACAGCAGTACCCGAAAAGGTTTTTAATCAACTAATTTTCAGATGCTCTCACTTTTGTTTTCTGGATTACAACCCAAACGACCCTCAAAGCTGGATAAAGGAAAAGATAGAAGAGGAACGGATGATAAAAGATAAAGATGTAAGCCTGGACATAAGCACTGTTCACGATAACCCATTTTTAAGCGAAGCACAATTGAAGGAAATTTTAAAAATTAAAGATATGGACTTGAGAAACATTTATCTGAAAGGAAACTGGGCGGAGTTAAGCGGCCTAATATTTAAAGACTTTAAATTGATTGACAGCCTACCCATTGACTATGAAGCTTCCAGGTTTGGTATTGACTTTGGTTGGGTAGATCCTACAACTCTAATAGAGATAAGGAAAAAAGGAACTGACCTTTATTTGCATGAGCATTTGTATGCTCCTGAAATTACATCAAACATCCTTGCGGATATCTGCCATGAACGCATTCACGGTACGAAGGCTATTGCCGATAGCGCCAGCCCCCTGCAAATACAGGAGCTAAGAAACAGAGGGGTAAGAGTTAAGGGCGCAAAGAAGGGACCTGATAGTTTGATTAAAGGAATCATTAACATGAAGTCATATAATTTATACGTTACCAAAAGCAGCATTAATTTGATTAAGGAATTACGTACATACAAATGGCAAAAAGATAAGGAAGATAAATTAATAGATAAAAAGCCTATTGATGTTTATAATCACGCTATTGATGCTGCCCGGTATGCGCTTTCAGACATGACAAAAGCAAAGTTTAGTTTTTTATAGTTTTCTTTTTTACATTTATAATATGAAAGTTTACCAATCTATAGTGTTGATCCTCGAAGACATAAGGCAGGACATTATAGATGAATACGAGCAAAAAGGCTTGAAGGCTTCTGGGAACTTTGAGCGCAATATGAGAATAGGTAGGAGGCCGAGAAAGTTCTTTTTATCAATCCCTTATTACTCCCAATGGATAGGCTTATTTAGAGGCAGAAGGCCGGGAAGACCTCCAGGAAAATACCCTCCGCAAGATGTAATAATACAATGGATAAAAGACAAGGGCCTACAGTTAAGGGATGCGTTAGGACGCTTCACTTCCAAATCAGAAACTAATTACAAGAGAACAGCCTATTTAATAAGCAGAAAAATTGCAGAGAAAGGGACTGATATTTACCAGGGCAAAAGGGAACCCATTGATATTGATAAAATTATAGATAATAGATTAGATTACAGGGGTGATGAACTGGCAGACAGGATACTAGAAGACATTAAGGTATGAGTTTTAAAAGCTTAAATGATGAGATTGCCGCCGTAGTGGCCACCATTTCAGATTGCACATTTTTACGGGCCTCCTCATATGAGGCTAATATGCAATTGAACAAAATAGACTGCTCGACTAACTGTATAGTTATTCACTACGACAGAGGCGAAAGTATAGGTAATAAAAGCCTTGCGGGAAACTATGTTTACAAAGTCATACCCACAAACATTTTATTCCTGTATAAAAATACTGAATTTGACGACAAGCAGACAACAATTGACACCCTTGTAGATCAGGCAGAAAGCAAAGCAGATGAATTTTTTGATAAGATGATGCAAAGCAGTGTTATCAATGACGTTGCGCCAATCGATGAATATACACTGAACAGGCTTGCAGCAACCAAACGCTTTGATGCCGTCCTTTCGGGTGTAGACTTTCAGTGCGATTTTCCAGTTTCACGTAATAATTACTATTGTGGCTCTTAGTTTGACAGGTAACCCCAGGGAGACAGGCGGAAGCCCTCCCTTTAATTGTGATGCGATAGCAACCTCACAGATCAGGTTTGAATTTACCGAAAGTGTGATGACCGGGAAGGATAACTACATGCTTACCGTTGTAATTGCGGAGCTTGACGACTTAGAGCTTTATTATTTCCCGGACAGTAACGGTGTAATGGTTGTAGAGCTGGGGGATTTGTTCAGAAGCTACCTCTCAAGAAACAACCTTTCAAGCTTACAATTTACTTTAGCATATTCAAGCACCTGGGAAGGCGGCAGCGATGCAGGAAGCACCACAGTGACATACTTAGCTATACTGGCAGAAAAACAGCTACTAGATAGTAGGGGTGCTAATATGTGGCAATTTGCTTTGAAAGACACAGTGGCCGCAGGGCTTAATGCTTCTGAGCTTGGGAAGTATATGACTAACTTCGACCAGCTTTCTATATGGGATAAGTGGACCACGTTTTTTAGCATCTACAATCAGAACAGCCCTACAAGCGTAAGCGCTGAGATAAACGTTTTGGATGTTAATAGATCCGTTTTAAGCACCACAAATCCAACTTTGTTGCTGCCATCATCAAACACAATTAAAAACTATTCGCTTACCTATCCCGCTGACGCTGGGGCATACTACACAAACTTCAAAATTGAGGATACCAACGACCTATCAGAAACAAAGGAGTTTTTGCTAAGGCCAGAATGTAAGCAGCCTATTATGCTATCCTGGTTGGGTCAGTTTGGAGGCTTGGAGCAGTGGCTATTTGACATTGAGCAGTCGGTAATAGAAACAACGGAGCCTGGGACACCATACAGCGTATATGTTGATGATTACATTGATAGCATAGACAGGACCAAAGGCCGGGGCGTTGGGGATAATTACCAAAGGATGGTATTGAAGGCTTTTCAGTTAAATCAAAATGAATTGCAAAGCCTCCACTATATCAAAAGAGCTTCAAACCTCCAGGTATGGCTAGAAAAGGATAAAGGCAGTGCGGTAGGTGTGATTGCGGTTGACAACTTCACAACTTCATACACTTCAGGAAAGCAAGGTTTTGAGTTCACTATCAATATAGAGTTTCCAAAAAACTTTGATTTTTATAATGCAAAGCAATACTGATGGACATTATAATTAACGGCGTTGGATTGGATCTTTTCCCTGGAACAGAAGAAAACTTTTTTGTAACCAAACAACTTTTTGACTTATTCAATTTTAATAGAAGGGCCTCCGATTATAGTAGGACTTTTTCAGTGCCGTACACTTATCACAACAGGGAGCTTTTAAGCATGGAAAGCAATGTAAAAGCCTCTAATACTTTCATATCATGCTCCGTCTTGATTGGAAACATTAATTTGATTCCAAATGGCAATATTAATGTATTGACCTGGAATAGTCAGGCTATTGAAATAGTTATCTATTTTGAAAACTTCAGCTTGTTTAATTCCATTCCTAACGAATCAATAAGAAACCTTGATCTATCTGCATATGATTATGATTTTGATAAGACAACAATAGCAGGGAAGGTCAGCGATACCAGTGGCGTTGTGTATGCAAAGCACCTCGGATTTAACCAGCAAGAAGTGTTAGAAATCCCTTTTGGAAACAGAAAGCAGCTCATTGATAACATAGACATTAAAGCTTGCGGCTTTTTCTTCTATGCTAAAACCCTATTTCAGGAAATTGTTGAACAGGCCGGCTTTGTGTATGATGGTAGTGGACTTTCTTCATTGGATGACTATGATGAATTGGCTATATACTGCCCTGTTTATGATACGGTAGGAATAGATCAAAACAATCCTATTATATGTGAGATAGGCAAAACTTCAGATTTTTCTCATGATGGTAATACTGATGGATCAGAACAGAAGATACCTTTTGAGACTGCAATAAGTGACGCTAATAATTTATTTGATAATGCTAACGATAGGATCGAATTTGACTTTGGGGCCAACTACCGCATAGACTTCAATTATGAACTTGACATTATAAAAGTACCTTGCTTGATAGAGATAAGGAAAAATGCGGCAGGCACTGTATTAGACCAGGCACAATTTGACAGCGTTGGAACGGTTACAGGGACCTTCAGTTATGAAGGCTTCTTATCAAGTGTTGACTATGTAGAATTTTGGGTAAGCACGCCAGAGGAGAATGATGATAATGAGTTCGGCTCATTAACAGTCGACAGCAATACTACCGTAAAAGCTGAGGAGATTACTACAAGCATAGGCACAATAAAGGTCAATAAATACTTGCCAAACATCAGCCAGAGGGAATTTTTTCTTTTCTTCCTGAAGTATTTTTGTGCCTTATCCTATCCCTCAAAGACAAATACAACTATTTCTTTTAAGACAATAAATAGCCTACTGGCAGATACACCTCAGAACATAGATCAGAACATTATTGAGGTCAAGGAAGTAATTGAAAGAAATCTCTATTTTCAAAGATCAAAGCTTGTATATGACAATGAAGATAATTTACAATTTGATCCTGACTATGAAATTGAGATAGATGGAGATTTAACAGCGCCTCCCGTTGGCAATGTTCTTTCGTTTCCTTTTAGCGCTTCTGAAAGGTCCCTTATACTTGACGACCTTACAGCGGATCAAAACCCGGATCGGGTGCAAATACCTGCATACGGCCTTGATGTAAGCACTGAAGATAATTTTAGTGTAAGCAATGGATCCGCTTCATTTACCTTTGGTGAGGCAGCGAAATTCGATCCCGGCGACTACATAATAACAGGTACTACTATAGCCAGGATCAGCACAAAGACAAGCGAAGTTGCAGGCACTTTTTATTTTAGCTATTCCGGCACTACCGTAAGCAATGGACCTTGCTATATTGTGAAATTTACACAAAATAACATTAAAGACAGGTTGGTAAAAATAAATCAATCTAACACGTCAGGCTGTGACATTAATGTAAATGGATTCCCGGATAGTAGCCCAACCTCCTCAACTATGTTCGAAGCTGAGTTTGTGAATCTGACAATGGAAAGCATTTACAACAGCTATTATTCAAGCCTTTTTGATGCTTTGAAAACACCTAAGATCATACGTGTTTGGGCGGAGTTTAGCGCACTTGAAATCTATCAAATTGATATGACAAAGCCCGTATTTAGCCAGCGCTTGAACGGCTTATATTACATAAATAAAATTGAGCAGTGGAAAGTCAATAAACCTTGCTTAGTGGAATTAATCAGATTAAATAAGATATAATGGCAGATAAGACAAGAACCATTGAGATTGTTGTTGAAGGTGATCAGGCCACTAAGTCAATAGACAAACTCAACAAATCCCTAGATGAAAATCAAAAGGAAACAAAGGAGGCCAAAGATGAACAGAAGGATTACAAAAAGGTAACCGAGGACACCGGGAAGGCTACCTCTGGATTAACCGCACAGCTTGATAAAATGACCGGAGGTCTTTTGAGTACAACTAAAGGTATTTTGTCCAGCGCCAAAGCTTTAAGAACTTTCAAAATTGCTTTAGCGGCGACAGGGATCGGCGCAATAGTTGTTTTAATTGGATCTTTAATACAATCATTCAAGCGTACTGAAGAGGGTCAGAACAGGCTAAATAAAGTACTTAGAGTTGCGGATAGTGTATGGCAAAACCTTCTAGACATCTTCGGGGATGTGGGTGAAGCAATACAAAACTTCTTAATTAATCCCCTTGACACGTTGAAAAACGCCTGGGATAATGTGAAAGAGTTTTTTCAGGACCCTGTAGGAAACACCGTTAAAGCTTTCAATAATGCGAAAGAAGCAGTGAAGGGCTTTGTTGAGGAGGTAGAGGAGGATATAAAAGTAAGCAAGGAATTAGCAGACCTGGAGGCTGAAACAGACAGACTTGAAAGGCAATTTTTAGTTGAAAGGGCAAAAAGGGAATTACAAATATCAACTTTAAGAAGGAAAGCCAGGCAGGAAGAGGAGTTTACAGCCACACAAAGGGCAGAATTTCAACAGCAAGCAATAGACCTCCTTGATGAATTAGCAGCCAAAGAGGAAAAGATAGCGGCAAACCGCTTATTCATTATTGAGGAATCAAACAAGCTTGCCAAATCAAACAAACAGGCTTTAGATGAGGAGGCGCAAGCCCAGGCAGAATTGATAAACGTTCAGACCAGAAGGCAGGACACTGCAAGGGGACTTGAAAGGATTTTAAATCAATTAAGGAGGCAGGCAGATAAAGAAATAGAGCAAGGCACGGAATTAGTTGATTTAAAAAGAAAGGAACTGGAGTTTTCGACACAGCTTGCTGAGATAGAAGTAAAGGCGGGGGATGCTGCTATAAATAAAAACAAGGAGGCAATAGAAACAACCAAAGGGCTGGCAGATGGATACAATATAGCTTCCGATGCTGCAAAGGGATTGCTTGACATTTTCACGGGTAAGGTTAAAGGAAAGGATATATTTAAGTCAGTTCTTCAGACAGTAACCAAAATATTAGGATTTATTCCCGGCATTGGTCAGGGTGTTGGCTTAGTTGGTAGCCTCATTTCGGGAATCTTTGAGGATGGTGGAATAATTAAAGGACCTTCCCATAGTCAGGGAGGTGTTATCATTGAAGCTGAAGGGGGCGAGGCCATTATCAATAAGAGGTCAATGGACATACCAGGAGTGAAGGAAATTGCCAGCTACTTAAATGAGCTTGGTGGAGGTCTGAAGTTTGCTGATGGTGGAGTAGTGCCAACGCAGACAAGCACGGAACAGCAGCTTTCACAACTTCAGCAAGCACTTAGCCAGGAAAGAATAGTTCTACCTATCCCGGATCTTAGGACAGAAATGACAAAAGTAATGGCTATTGAAGATAAAGCCAATCTATGATAACATTTAAGTTTAAGCTAAAACAAAAAACAATCACTGCCACAGTGCCGGAGAATTGGTCCGAAGTCACAGTAAAGCATATTACAGAGATGGAAGAAAAGTGGTCCGGGAAAAGGTCCGATTTGGTCGGCCTCCTCTCCGCTTTTACAGGCCAGAAATACGAGGATTTGGAGCAGTCTACTACAAACCTTTGGGAGCCATTATTCCAGGTGCTCAGCTTTGTCTTTGATCCTCCGAAATGGGATAAGCTGAAAAGGCCAAAGCAGGTTACTCTAAATGGAAAGTACATAAAGCCCCCAAAAAAACTAGAGCTAGAAGCGTTTGGCGCAAAGGTGCAGGCACTAAATGTAATTACCTCTGACATGCCAAAGGTGAACAAGATCCCGGAACTATTAGCCATCTATTTACAACCTGCTTACGATGGCAAGTTTATAGGGGATAGAGTTGAGGAGATTAAGCCTTGGGTATATCAAATGAAAGCCTATGAAGCTTTACCTTACGGTATTTTTTTTTTGAAGAGGTTGTCAGGCTCCAAAAGATTTGGACGAATAGGTTTGAGAGCATCCCGAAGGACCCGGAAGCATCTCGTATCTATACAGCGGCAGGCGGCGAGCATCTTAACCAGTTTGCAGACCTCCTCACCTTAGACAGCTTCGCAAAGCAGTATAATTACACGCACGAACAAGTCTACAACCTGGACTGGCATTTTGTCAATACCATGCAATACATCCACAGATATCAAGCTTATATCAACACTAAAAGCCAGAAATTAAGGGAAGCAGAAAGAAAGGCAAAGAAATAAACATCCTTTTTGTTGACTTTAACTAAACAATGTGTTACCTTTATCTCATCATACAAACTAAAACAAATAATAACATGAAGGAAGTTCCAACAAAACAAGAGATTAGGGAATATTTGAAAAGTGAAGTATTCCCTAGTTCATGGAAGTACATGAGCGACACTGAAAAAAGAGATGCTATACAAATGTTTTTTTTAGGCTACCACAAAGCCATAAACGATAATAAATGATACTATCCATCATAATAATAGCAGGCCTGGAGACTTGCTATTTCTTTATTAATGAAATCAAAAGAGATAAACAATGTTTGATCCATATCAAGAACTATACAAAGCAATGCTATTCAAGGAGAAGCAATTTCAGGAGATAGACACTTTATGCGAACATAATAAAAGCCTTATATACCAATCCAGGAGAAAGAAGATAATGAGACAGCTATCAATACTTTATTCAATTGTAAATAGCCGGGGATAAGGGAGGTGTATAGAAGGCCCCTATATATAAGGCCCCTATATATAAGCCATATATAAACACACCCCCATATAGTGAAAACGGAAGGAG